AACGGGTGCAGGAGCAAGCGCAGCACCACCGCCCATCTTTGCGAACCCACAAACGACCAACCTCGGGACGGGCGAACTCTCGGCAGGCCAAGGCCAAGGATCATCACCGATGCGAGCCTATGTGGTGGAACGGGACATCACCCAAAGCACTCGCAGGGTTCGGAGGTTGGAGGAATTTGCAACTTTGGGGGCATAGGACATTTACCTGCATGGAACTACCCATTTACAGGATGACCGTAGACGAGGTCGATGAAGGGGTCCAATTCGTGGCCCTGACCGATATGCCCGCCATCGAACGGCCATTCCAAGCCTTCGCAAAGACACCACAAAAGTTCACCGAAACAGGCGAACGCAGGGTCCTGACCGGCCCTCTCATGCTTGCAGACACGCCCATCTTCAGGAAGGACGAAACCTACGGGGAGTACTACGTCGTATTCGACAAAGCCACCATCCGCAAGATAGTCCAAAAGTATTTCAAGCAAGGCAACCAACACAACGTGAACGCTTACCACAACGCTGAACTGGATGGCGTGTTCATGTTCGAGTCCTACATCACCGATGCCGAGCGCGGTATCATGCCACCCAAGGGCTACGAGGACACACCCGACGGCTCTTGGTTCGGTTCCTTCAAGGTAGAGAACGACGAGGTTTGGGACAACCGCAACCTCTTTCGGGGTTTCTCCGTTGAGGGCCTCTTCGGGATGGACAAGACCGAATCCGAACTGGAGGTCGCACTCGCTGGCCTTGCCGATGAACTTACCGCTTTTTTGCAACAATTAACCCCCACCTACAAATCCCACTAACTATGAACCTGAAAAACGCAATCGAATCCCTGCGGACTGAACTCCGCAAATTCAGCACACAAAAGCAGTCCTTCGCTGACTACAAACTCGTTGACGGCACGGTTGTCCGTGTTGACGGGGACCTCGTTGCTGGAACTGCCGTTTACGTTGTAGCCGAAGACGGCACACTCCCTGCCCCCGATGGCGAGCATGTTGTCGAAGGCGTTGGCACGATCAAGACCGAAGGAGGCAAAATCGTTGAGGTCATCGCTGCCGAAGTAGCGACCCCGGTCATCGAGCCGTTGCCTGTTGCTGCTGAAATCACTCCCGAAGTAGCCGTTGAGGTTACCGAGGAAATCAAAGAAGCCTATCCTGCCATGACCCCCGAAGTCGTTGAGGCCATCGTCGCCAAGCACCTCGGAGCCATCATGGAAGAACTCAAGGCAGCCTATGCCGAGATGGGCAAGATGAAGGAGAAAATGTCTGCATTCGCATCGCAGGTTGAAACCATGGCCGACATCGTTGAAAAAGTCAGCGAACTCCCAGCCGAAGCCCCAAAAGCAAGCGGTTCAGCAATCGTTGAGCAACGCAAGGCCCAAGCCTCGCAGAACTTTAACGCACTCGCACAAGCACTTCAATCACTCAAAAAAAACTAAACCCCTAAACCCCCATTAACAATGGCATATTCGTTCACAGGATTAACCTCCTACACCGACCAAGAGAGGCTCCCTCTCATCACCAAGGCCGTGTTCTCGGCCCGTTCAGCAGCCCTGTTCACCAAGCAGGTGGGCATCAAGTTCGCTGCTGCCCTCAACCTCATGGACACCGATGCACAATTGCAGAGCGGTGATGCTTGCGGTTACACAACTTCAGGCACGACTGCCTTCACCCAGCGGAATATCACCGTTGGCCGTATGAAAGTGCAAGAAACCTTGTGTCCTCGTTCCTTGGAGCAATACTGGATGCAGACCCAGTTGACTGCTGGCTCTACCTACGACAGTGTTCCTTTCGAGCAGGCTTTCTCCGAGCAGAAGGCTCTCCGTATCGCAGAAGCGTTGGAGAACGCAATCTGGAAGGGCAACACCTACTTTTCAGGTGTCAACCAGTTGTTGAACGCTGCATCGGGTTCAACCATCAGCGGTAACACAGGAGCGGTATCAGCCTCCGTTGGTATCACCACAGGCAATGCCATCGCCATCTTCGACGGCATCTACAACCAAATTCCGCAGGCCATCTTGACCAAGACTGACCTCGTAATCTTCTGCGGTTGGGACAACTTCCGTACGTTGCTTGGTGCGTTCAAATCAACCGCTAACGTCCTGTATAACCAAGTTGACTTGGCTGGCCTTGCTGACGGGGACATCATGTATCCCGGCACGAATGTCCGTGTCATTGCAGTCCCCGGCTTGACTGGCACGAACCGCATCGTTTCGTCTTACCTCGGTAACTTCTTCTACGGAACCGACCTTTTGTCCGATGAGGAGCAGTTCTCAATCTGGTTCTCCAAAGACAACGACGAAGTTCGCTTCCAAGCAGCCTTCAAAGCAGGTGTCCAAGTCGCTTATCCCGACCTCATCGTAGACTTCCGCTTGACCTAATGTGTAGGGGGGAGGGAAACCTCCCCTCACTTTTTTGTTCTCTTGAAACTTAAAACCCAAATACACATATGTCCTGCTCCTTAACAACTGGCTACGCCCTTGGATGCCGAGATTCAGTCGGTGGCATCAAAACAATTTACGTCCAATCCTTTATCCCAACGGGGTCCTGTAACGCTAACCTTTCAGGTGCGGTAACGGGCTTCACGGGGTACGCTTCGGGTGGGTTCTTTGAGTATGACTTGACCAAGGCTACGTCCTCTTTGACTGAAACCTTGAATGCGAGCATCGAGAATGGCTCGGTTTATTACACCCCCGAAGTAACCTTCACCATCAACAAACTGCAAGTCGCAGTCCGCAACGAACTGCGTCTGCTGGTCCGCAACCGTGTCATCGTCATCGTCCAAGACAACAACAACCGCTATTGGTTGCTGGGTTCTGCCAACGGCTTGGAGGCAACTGCTGGAACCGCTGGAACTGGTACTGCCTTCGGGGACCGCAGCGGATACGAATTGACTTTGACCGGGATGGAACCCGACCCGATGTTCGTGATTGCATCCACAGTCTTTTCACCATCGACTGCGCAGATACTCGGTTCGTAGTATCTTTGACTTAGGTTTTCATCATCTGAGGTTTGAGAGGGGCAGTCAGCAATGGCTGCCCTTCTTATTTTTACGGCCATGAAGATTTGTATCGTTTACAACGCCCATCCAACCGGGTGCAGTTACTACCGCCTTGAAATGCCGAACGCATACCTTGGCGACAACTACCCGGAGTTTGACTATGTGTGCGTTGAGAATATCACGACCATCAGCGACGAGGGGTTGAAGTCGATTGACCTGTTCTTGTTCAGCAGGCTTTGGTGTCAAGGCACGATGGAGCAGGTGGAGAACGTCTATAAAGCCCTCACCCAATTCGGGGCCAAAGTCATCCTTGACCTTGACGATTACTGGGTGCTTGAATCGGGCCACATCATGTACCGCCACTACCACGAGTCCAAACTCGCAGAGGTCATCCGCAAGCACATCAAATTGGCTGACTGGGTAACTTGTACCACCGAGCATCTTGCTGCCCGCATACGGCCTCTAAATGCGAATGTGAGCATCTTGCAGAATGAGCCATACGAAGCCTATCAGCAGTTCATTCCCAATCCCGAAGAAGAACCCGACAAGCACCTCGTCAAGTTCGGTTGGTTCGGTGGGGCGCAGCATGGCGAGGACATGGAACTGCTCAGGGAAGGGATGCAGAAACTACGCTGGGATGCAAACTTGGATGGCAAGTACCGCCTCTATCTTGGAGGGTGGAACGACAACAACCCCGTGTATGAAGGCTACGAGAAAATCATCAGCGACCAAGGGAACAACCCGAACTACGGACGAATCCAAGCAGCGGACATCTACTCCTACGTCGGGGGCTACAACTTCGTGAACGTTACCCTTGCACCGCTCCGGGACACCAAGTTCAACAAACTCAAATCCGAGTTGAAGGTCGTAGAGGCAGGGTGGATGAACAAAGCCATCATTGCAAGCGAAACCATCCCCTACACCGACGTAATCAAACACGGAGAGAACGGGTTCTTGGTCCCCTACAACAAGCCCAAGGACTGGTACAAGTATATCAAGCAGTTAATCCTTGACCCCGACCTGCGTAAGGGCTTGGCTGACAACCTCACGAGGGACATCAAGAAGCGGTTCAACGTGGCTGAAACCGCCAAGAAGCGGGCCGAACTATACAGGCAGATTGGGCGCAAATTGTGAAATTCGGGGGCATCGCACATTTACAAGCAGATGCTTTACCTGAACCCTGACACGACCAACACGATAACGGTTACTTGGACCGAGCGAGCCAGCACGGGAAACCGCTACATCTTGCGACTCACGAGCATTGCCAAGAATACCACGATTGATTACACCCTGCTGAAATCAGCCAACCTGTCATCCTATACCAACCGCTATGACCAATTTTCGATTGCCGTGGGGTCGCTTGAAACAGGCTCGTATAAGTATGAAGTTTACGATACCAATAGCACGGTTGCCGCTGCTTTGGCGGTCGTTGAAACGGGCTTGGCATTTATACAAACCGCAACGATAGGCTTCAACACCTACGCCAATACGATTACTTACAATGTTTACGATGCATCCGACGAGGGTGTCTTTGACCTAACCTTTGACTCAACTTTCGCATAATGAGCGTACAAACACGAATCCAACTTCAAGCGAGTGCATTAACTATCACCAACGAAACCGTTGCTCAGGCCAACACCGCATCCCGTGTGGGTGGTCTATTCGACGACCTTGCAGACACCGCAACGCTTGACCGGGAACGGGGCTTTGCGAACCTTTACCTCGACACCGACACGGCCTTTACTCCAACGCAGGGGCAACGGGTCAAGTTGACAAGTGCGATGAAATCAGGCGTTTTGTCAACCTACAACTTTTCAAGGACCACAACATCGCTGACCTACACAGGTACAACGAGTGCAGCCCTTCGCATCGCTGCGTCTATGGTCCTTGCCCAGCAGGGCAACAACCACCAAATCAAGGTTTACATCGCCAAGAACGGCACAACGATTGACCAGTCAATGACCGAGATTACAATAAGCCACTCAGACGGCCATGCGATTTATACGGAGGCATACGTTACGGGTGCGGTCAACGATGAGTTCACGATCTACATCAACGCAATCGATAGCGGTGCAAGTATCGCAATTTCGGCCCTTTCATTCACAGTTCACACCCTATGAGCAAGTCAACGCAACACTTCACCCAATGGTTGGGGATAGAGCATAAGGTCCCCGTGATGCTGGAGAACCGCTCCGGCAAATACATCACCTACGGCTTTGCGAACGAATACCCCTACTACCTGCTTGACAACTATCGCAGGAGCAGCAAGCACAACGCTATCGTCAACGGCAAGGTGAACTACATCATGGGCGGAGGCTGGCAGGCAGGGGATGACTTGACCGTGGAGCAGCAAGCCCGGTTCATCAAGTTCTTCGACGGACTTTCCAGCACCGAGGACCTCAACGACATCACCGAGAAACTGGTCTTGGACTTGGAGTTATTCAACGGCTTTGCGGTTGCGGTTACTTGGTCCAAACTTGGCACGATTGCGAAGATGGAGCATGTTCCCTTTGAGAAAATCAGGGTTGACAAAGAAGAAAAGATGTTCCAAGTCGCTGACTGGTACAACGACGACATGATGCAGTTGTTCCCGAAGGTGGGCGACATCGAGAAAATTCCTGCATTCGACCCGGAGAACCGCCTCGGAAAGCAGTTGTTCTACTATCGGGTCTATGCAGCAGGCGTGAAGCACTATCCTTTGCCAGAATACATCGGAGGGAACGCTTGGATTGAGGCAGACGTGCAAGTGGCTAACTTCCACAACAACAACCTCCGCAACAACTTTTGGGGGGGTTACTTGATAAACTTTAACAACGGGATTCCGACCCCCGAAGAACAGGGCGACATCGAGAGGCAGATTAAACGCAAGTTTTCGGGAACTGACAACGCTGGTCGCTTCGTTGTAACCTTCAACGACGATGCAGCCAAGGCCCCTACACTTGAACCGCTCACACCGAGCGACATGGATAAGCAGTTCGAAATCTTGAACAAGGCCATCCAGCAAGAGATATTCATCGCCCACCGTGTAACCAACCCCATGCTATTCGGAGTAAAGACCGAGGGCCAATTAGGTGGTCGCAACGAATTGGTCGAGGCTTACGAGTTGTTCAAGGCGACCTACGTCAACGACCGGGTCCGCAAAGTGGAGCGGATGATCAATTACCTCGGCTCCTTCAATGGCGTTGAGGGTATGGAACTTATCCCTGTGGAACCCATCACGGAGCGACTAAGCGAACAAGCCCTGTTGCAGATAATGACCCAAGACGAACTTCGGGAAAAGGCAGGTCTGCAACCGCTTGAGAAACCTGCCGATGTGGTTGGACCTAATCCCCAACCCGATGAGCAACCGCAAGCCGTGGAAGCCTTGCAGAGCAATGACAACATCAAGAAATTATCGGGCCGTGAGTACCAAAACCTGATGCGAATCGTGCGTCAGTATATGCAAGAGAAAATTACACTGGAGATGGCTCGGACGATGCTATCAGCCGGCTTCGGCCTATCTGCCCAAGAGATTGACACGATGCTCGGAGTGCAGTCCCAAGAGTTCAGCGAACCGACTTGGGGCCAAGAGGACGACGAAGATTACGGATGGGGCGAGGAAGAATTCAAGGTCTTGGAAGTGGTTG